GTCCTCAGATGCGGAAACCAACACCTTGTTTTTGTCGATTGTCGCACCGGTCAAATCCTCTGCAACGGCTGTTCCGATGTTGTCAATACCGAGTGTAAGCGTACCGCTCTGAAATTCCTTTACAATTTCCGATGCACCGTCATCTGCATAGAGTGTCGCCTCGGCAAGCTCTACCGAAAGTTCCGCACTCATCGCCTTTGCAAGCGGAATAGGTGTGTCATAGGTTTCGTTTCCGTCAGAGTCCTCCGTGATTTTTGCGTAATACAGCTTATCAAGTCCGATTGTTGCCATAATCTATCTCCTCCAGTTCATAAGTTTTTAATGCGTCAATAGCATAGTGATGATAGCCCGTGTCGCTCTCGTAACCGATATACAGCCTGTCGGTTATTGAAATATCACTTTGAAAAAGAGCGGTCACAAGCTTGTATTTAAGTGCAGAATAATTACCCTTTGAAAATATAGAAATTCTCACTTCCTGTCTGTCAAAGGTCGGCATATTGTCGCAGTGCATATCAAAGCCGTCCGAAAGCGGAGTGAGAACAATGTATTCGTCAGGTACTTTGCCTGAAAAAACACCTGTTTCAACCTTGATGTTCAATCCCTCTGCAATACTCTTGATTTCAGCAAGCAAACTCATATGCTTCTTACCTCCTCATCAAGCGTGTTAATCATAACTGTCATACACTCCTTGCGTGACGCTGATTTTGCGGGTTTCATAAACGGCTTTGGTGGCTGACCGCTTTTGCCGTATTCAATTATGCTCGCAATTTTTGCATTACTCTCGTCATTTGTTCTCGGCTCTGAAAAGCCTATTTTGATATTCAAATTGCCGTTCTTGTCCGACAAAACAGGGGACACACCGAGTGAGCGTTCAAGCTCACCCGTTGAGCGTGACTGCGTTTTTGTGTCCTTGCTGATGACATTTCTGAGATTTGTTCTCACCTTTTTCAGAACAACCTCAGCACCGGCATTGAGTACCCTTCCGCACACATCATCGGTTTTGTTCCCAAGTCTTGAAATTTTGAGTAAAAACTCCTCCGGCATTTTCATTGTGCATCTAGCCACTTGCTTCAACCTCCTTTGCGAGAATTTCAAGATACATTCCTCTGCCTTTTACATTCTCAACAGAGGTGATTTCAAACCGCTTTCCGTCACAAAGGATGAGCATATCGGTTGTAACCTCAATGTGCGGAATACACCTCAGACGAAACAGATCAGTCGCAACGGAAAATGTCGCCATATTCGCCCACCGTTCACTGCCGTGTCTGCCCTCACGATATGCTCTCACGCTTGCTACTGTTTTCAGTCTTTCATTCTTAAAGCCCTCATCATCGGTTTCAATCACCTTTTTCATAATTTCAACAGGTGTGTTCATGTTTCCAAAACTCATAGCTACACCTTCCAGTTTCTGTCAAGCCTTAAAAGCAGATTGACCGTGTTCCACACCTGAGCCGATGCGTTTGTGCTGTCAGCAAAGAATCCGCCCGTTGAGCCATCTCTGCTTTCGTAGAAATGGCTCGCAAGCATAATAACTGCCTGCTCGGTAGTTGCAGGCATTGCGTGTGTGGAGTAGTAACCCTCATCAATGTGTTGATAGCTTTCGGCATAGGAAACCGATGCAGTGATGTACTGCTCAAGAAGTGCATCGTCCTCAGAATGTTCAAGTATGAGATTTTGCTTTACTTTTTCAAGCAGTTCATTCACTAATTTCATCACCTCAGGATTTTTTCATCTGTAAGAGTTTGATACCCTCTGTAAGAATTACCTTACCGTCAACTCTCTCAGTAGATACATAACCAATCTGACCATTGGTAGCATACAATTCATTAAGTCGCTGTACCGTTCTTGAACCTCTGTCGCCAATCCAGTAATTTGAAAAATCGCCAAAGGCAATAGGGAGTGAATTTGTTGTTGCAACAGGTGCATACGGTGTTGTGTAAAGGTCATAGCCAAGAAGCTTATCCGGCTGATCAGCCTGTACTGACGGTTGCCAGAGATACGCACCGTTGTTATCCTTGAGTTTTCTGAGAATTGCAACGGTAGAGTCATTCATAAGAAACTTTGCATTTCTTCTGTACGGTGATTTGAGTGAATACACAAGGCTGATAACTTCATCAGCAGTAATTGCAGTTGCACCAGCAGCCGTAACACCAACTTCACCACCTTTGACCGTAAAAATACCTGTTGGCTGATTTGTACCTGTGCCAACGCAGAATGCCTCCTCTTCAGCAATACCGAAGGCTCTTGCAAATTCTTTCATAAGGTAATCCTCAATATCAAAGGCTGAATCCTGTAAAAGCTCTGTACTTACCCTACAAAGATCTGTAAGTTTAAATGCGTCAAGCTGCTTCTGTCCAAAGGTTGGATTACTTTCCGTGTACGCCGCATTCTCGGCCGTCCACTGAGCAACAGAATGACCCGTGGCAATCGGAATTTTGCGTTCATGCTGGGTTGTGATTACCTTCGCAAGAGAGCGTATAATATTCTCCTCCTCAAGTGCAGAAACAATGCTTGTTTCAAATTCCGTGGAAACAAGAAAACCACCGTCAGCGTCTGTACCCTCAGAGAGTACATTGTGAACCTGTGCTCTGCCACGAAGATGATTCTGAAAATCCTCTCTGTATTCATCACTTGCCCTGCCTGTCCTTTCAGGCTTATTGTCAACCGGTGTGGTGACAATCGGCGTATTTACCGCTTTGTTAAGTTCCTTTTCATGCACCTCTCTGCGTTCCATTCTGTGAATTTCATTTGTAAGGCTATCAAGCTCATCCTCCATATTCGAGTACGTCGCATCGTCCTCCGCCTTCAATACACCCATATCATTTCTGTGTGTATCAAGAAAGCCCTCCATAGTATTCCAGAGCCTTGCCCTTTTTTCTCTTAATTCTGTAATAGTCATGTTAACTTCTCCTTATTAAAGTAACTTTTTGTAAAGTTGCATCTTTAACTCATCAACTTTTCGTCCTGTCTTGCCAACAGAATGCTTATTCTTGATTTTGTTAATGAGTGCCCTCTCAACCGCATCTTCGGAAAAAGAATACCCTTCCGTTTCAGCGGTCTTCTTATCGTCCTTAAGAATGTCGTCGGCAAAACCAAGTTCAACAGCCTTCTTTGCATTCATCCAGGTGGTTTCATCCATCATATGCGAAAGTTGCGTATATGAAAGCCCCGTGCGTAATTCATAAGCATTTATAATGCTCTCCTTGACCTCATCAAGCATCTCAATCGCCTTTGACATATCTCTATGGTCACCAAAGGCGGTTGTTGCCGGATTGTGAATCATCATAAGGGCGGTAGGTGCCATACACACCCTTGTACCAGCCATTGCAATAACCGAGGCCGCACTTGCAGCAATACCATCAATTTTAACCGTCACATCATGTGGATAATCCATAAGCATTGAATAAATCTGACTTGCCGCAACGCAATCTCCACCCGGAGAATTAAGCCAAATTGTAACGGGACCACTTCCTGTAAAAAGCTCATTTTTAAACATCTGCGGTGTTACATCATCGTCAAACCAACTTTCTTCTGCAATAGTTCCGTTAAGTTCAAGAACTCTTTGTACAGTTTCATTTTCTTCTGTATGATTTTTCCAATTCCAGAACCTTTTCGCCATTTGTATTTTCCTCCTTTTCATTATTCTTTTCAGCAAAAGCCCCCGCATCGCTCAGCTTTGTCATACTGCCATTCACGAGATACAGATTTCCACCCTCCTCGTCAGAAATACGGTCGAGATTTTCAAGCTCTCGTATATCGTTTGCCGACATCCAGCCGTTTTGCCTTGCCGTTGCATAGCCACTCATTCTGCTTGCGTAGTCACCACGCAGAAGTCCGTCAACATTAAACTTCACAAAGTACGAACTTTTTTCATTTCTTGAAAGTAAGGAGCGGAAAATTGACTGCTCCCAACGCACTATCCACGGCTCAAGTGTGTACTTCACAAATTCAAGTGACTGCTGTTCAATATTAGAAAAGCTCGATTTTTCAAGGTCACCCACCATATGCGGAGGCACTCTGAAAATTCGAGCTATCTCATCTATCTGAAATTTTCTGGTTTCGAGGAACTGCGCCTCGTTCGGTGAAATTGAAATCGGTGTGTACTTCAGTCCCTCCTCAAGCACGGCAACTCTATGACTGTTGCCGCTTCCCGCA